TGATGAATTTTTGAAGTGAACAGTAAAACCCGTTCCAGATACACTACTTACTTCAAAGTAATCTCCTGATGCCATATTTTGAGCATTAATACCAACAGAGGGTAAATTAGTATTTGCTCCAAGCAAAGAAGAAGTACCAACAAAAAATGGATTGGTAAACGTCACAGCCTTTGCTCCTGCTCCGCTTGCAATAACATTACCTTGTTCTGTTCTTCTCTGTAAAGATGCTGTATAGCCTAGCTGAGAAACTTTTATGTCCTGTGCAACATCATTACTTGTAAGTTTTGCTCTAAATTGAAATCCTCTACCTTTATAAGTTCCATTTGCAAAAGTTTGAAAGTCAGTGTAGGTAGGAGATCCAGATGGGTTATCTTGTGTAACTCTTACTAGCATTTCAGCATTAACTTCTGTAGCTGTAGCACCATCGAAGTCTGTAATATCATCAATCAAACCTCTTGAATCAAATAAATCTGATGGATAAAAACCTTCTGTTAAGAAATGACGTTTAAGATCAAGGCTAAATACACCACCTAAATCTAAAGTATCTCCACCAGCAGTTCCTCCAAAATCATAAGTACCTTCTGATACGATTCCACCAAAATCATCTAATGAACCTACAGCATCGAAATCTGTAATACTATCAAACGTACCACCACCTACTAGATTTATTGTGTTTGTCGTAGCATCAAAAGCAACATTGGTTTTTGTTCCTTGAAACTTAGGGCTATCAGTATCTTCTCTTCTGGTCTGTGTAATAAGTGGAGCTTGATTGTCAGGTAATTCAAGAATTACACTTGTTTCCCCTGCACAAAATCTACCACCATCATCTTGGAATTTTAAAATATATTCTCCTTCAAGATACGGCACTTCTGCTGTTGTTGTATTACCAGCTAAAGCTTGAATTAAATCGGTACTATTTGTAAATGTACCAGTACCATCAGTTAGAGGAGAATGTCTGACATATACTCTACCTCCATGAGTAACATCAATATCTGTAGATAAATTCCAACGTAATCTTACTAATTTTTCATTTATTGGTTCGGCTGATAATCCAGTGACATTTGATGGTAATGCAGTTTTACCAACAGCATTGAAAGTTAAATCAGCAGAAGTAGCACTTGTCTGTAATGCAGCGTTATAGCTAAAAACTTGAAATTCATACGTTCCAATATCAGTATTGAATATCTCAAAGTCAGGGGAAGAAACTGTTGTAGAAACAAAGTTACCATTGTTAAATCTATAGTTAACCTGATATTGCGTAACACCAACAATAGGTTGCCAACTAACGATAAGTTTAGATACTGCCTGATTATTTATCTCGACTATCTTTTCTTCAGCTTGTAAAGCAGAAGGAGGGTCTTTAGGT